GGTCGTTAAATGCTATAACACCTGGAAGTACAACGGATGGCGGAACCCAAACAGGTTTGTTTTTATCTGTATTAAGTATCTTAACCCAAGGGTAGTAAGATGCAACATAGTTAGAATCAAATGGTTGAACAGCGTTAACTGCTGTAGATATTGAATCACTCCATGCTGATGCATCCATAATAAAGAAACAATCTTGTCTATCTTCACACATATCTTTAGCGAATGTTGATACTGAAGAATGTAATCTGTGTATGATACCTGGTAATACTAACATATTGATATCAAACTCATCAGGATTAGATACAGCGTTAATTGCTTTTCTGTATGCTACTGTTCCTGTTGCTGTGTTTGATGAACAATCATATCCTTGTGTGTTTCCTGCAGTAATATCATTACCTAAAGAAACTACTCTATTTGGTTTGTATCCATCAAAACCACCTTGAAATGGTACTAAGAACTTTCTAGAATTAATTGATGTTTGTGCCGTTTTTAAGTTTATCTTCCCAGTGTAAGCTCCAGCAGATGTTGGGTAATTAGCTCCAGCATCTTGGTTGTTATCTCCTAAGTAGAACGCCGTTCCTACGGATGCTCCATTAGAATCAGGTGTTGGTGCTAAGAAGTTTCTATTATCTGTTGTTGCGAAATCAAAATCTAATCCGTAGAATTTCTTAGGATTATATGATTGGTTGATTTGTTGTAACGATACATAAGTTGGACTAGGTACTGAGAATTTAGTTCCGTAAGGATTTTGTAATGCTCCGAATCCGAAAGGTACTAATGATTCATCTATACCACCGTTTTTAACTGCGTTTGATACTTCTACTCTAATATTCTCTGAGTTGTTTGGATAATCACCATTAGTTGATAATTTTCCATTTGCATCTACAGTAATATATTTATCACCGATAACTCTTGATATAAAGTTTGGTGAATCAGGGTTTAAGTTAACTCCTTGAAATTGTTCAACTAAGTTAGGTCTGATATCAGAATCAACCACTCCTACGAATGGTGAACCAACAATCTTATCTTGGTCTACTCTTCTTACTACTACCGTAAATGAACCATATTCAGAACCAGGAACAGTTCCAGCTGGTTTAACATCCTGAATTCCAATTTTGAATTCGTAGTTAGTAGATGTACCATGTGATAATGTATGAAACTTAAATAAGTTTGTAGTGTTTCCACCAACTTTTTGTGATGTGATGAAAGGTGTAGATGATTCACTATATGCTTTAGTGTAATCCACATCTTTAGTATCAACATCTATTGTTACAACAGGTATCTCACCAGTTGCAAATGAAGCTGATTGGAATGTTTTAAAGTTCGATAACACATATCCTTTTTGTGCTCCTCTTGCTGCAAATCCAAATGATTTTGTGTAATAATTATCATCTGTTGGATTTAATGATGCACTATATGTAGTGTTTGTGAATGATGAACCCGATAATCCTAATGTAAATATAGATGCAGATATATCAGTTGAACCTTTATGGTCAACTAAAGTACTTTTCTTAAATACATCTGTATCAGATGTTACTTCTGTGGTTGGGTGTAATACCGCAACTACCTTAGTACCATGTGATGATGATATTGATAATGCGATTGGGTTTTCAAGAGTATATCCGTCTTGTCCTAATACCCTAACGATTGTTGCAGTTCCTGCATCTTCCAAATAAGTTTGTGCGGTATAAGGTAGGTATGAATCTTCTGTCAATCCACCGAATACTTGTTGAAACTTTTGAAATGAGTCTACTTGAGTTGGAACGAATGCTGGGCCTTTAACTGTTGACCCTACTAATGCTGCTCCAATTTCACCAATCCCTTGAGGTAGAAACGACAAGTCCTTTTCTTTTGTAAATACTCCAGGACTTACTATTCTTTCTGCCATTTGATTCTCCTATTAATTTCTTTTAGTTTATTATAGTAATAAATACTCTGAAAATTATGAAACGATAAATTTATGATGCTGGTGTAAAAATACCACTATCTATATCGAATTCACCATCTCCATATTTTTCTTTTAATTCACCTGCTAGAGTAATTTCATCTTGTCTAAGTTTTCTGTATTTTGTTTCTTCATCAACTTTTAAATCCTCTAGTTTAGATTGTTGAGTTTTTAAAATAATGTTCTCTATTTCAATCTCACCTAATCTAGCTGTAATTTGTGAAAAACTTTCTCTAAAACTATTAACTTTACCGATTTCCTCAGCTGTAAATTTTATTACTTCTGTTTCGTTTACTTTTTTAACTTCTGCCATAACTTTTGTCTTTTAATTTAACTTATACATATAAATATGAAAATTTATTTTCAAAGATTAGTTTTCCAACTAATTTTTGATACACCGAAGGTTTTTTGAGTATTTATAACTTTTTTACCTCTATCTTCAGGTACAATATACGCTTTAACTGTAAGAGTTACGTTACTTCTTACAATTCTCTCATCACCTGTTGAATTTGTAGTTTCGAATGTGTATGATTCTCCTTTGATTTGGAATTTAAACCTATCCCCAAACGCACCACCTTGAAAATACACAACCTGTTCTACTAACTTATTCAAATCTTCCATATAATCACACCAAATGATTAAATCATATGATATATTTACATAATCAGGTACATCAACAATATACTGTTCCTTCTTAGGTGATAACATTGATGTTAACTGAGAAAATGAATCGTATCTATTATTTTTACTATATTTCTTTTCGTATGCCTTTGAACTGTTCTCATCAGTAAGTACTTTTAGTTTAGAGTACTCTGTATTAATATCTAATGAGTTTCGTTTGAATGAGATAAGTGGTGTTTGTACTTTACCATTACCATCTCTCATAAACCCATCTCTTTGAGCAGATGACCAGTTTTCTGGAGATGCATACATTACAGGTACAGTTAAATATTTACCATTTTCTTCAATAGTAGGTCTTACATCTTTCTCTAAAAAATCTTTAAATGCTAAATCTATATCATATAGACCTATATTTACGTTTTTAACATCATCATTACGACGAGAAATCTGTTTTGATTTATCTAACTTAGGGGTATCTGAAAAAGAACTATCTACTCTTTTTAAATCTACCTTATCATCTCTATTTGTTCTATACTTATATGCCATTTTAGATTCCTATTGGTAAATCGTTATTTTTATCATTTACACCAACTCTAAAATCATCTTTTAAATTAAGTTGACTTTTCTTTGCAACGTGAGTTTCACATATAACAGATAAATTATAACCCTGTGTATCACCACCATCCCAAGTATCAGGATTCTTTCCTGCAAAAAACTGATTTGTAAATGTTACATCTACAATATGTTGTTCTTCATTCCACTCAATAACATCACCCACTTCAGGATAAACGTTTTTATCCTTTAATATATCTCTTAGGAAATAAAAGCTTACATTTCTTGTATAGGATGAACCAAATTCATCAAAGATTTGTTCTGCATTTGTTCTATCAACTAATGTAGGTATTTTTACAGGATTATAATAACTCTTATTCTTACCCTCACCATATAGATTAGCTTTAGTTTCATCTATAATTAGTTTATAGTAATACACCTGAGTATCAATAATATCAGTTATTAACTCTTTATTGACCTTTCTAAAAAGTGCCGCATCTCTCTGTCCACCAAATAATGCCATAGTTTACCCTATATAAATTGCTCTTGGAACTCTGTTTAAAGTAGATTCCATTGCTTCTGATTCTTCTTGTTGTGCCTGTAATAATGCTTTTCTAGAAGTAGCTTCTAAGTTTTCTCTTAATTCTGAAATTAAGATTTCTTTTTCTGAAGATGCCTCACTTCTTAAATCTGCACCATCTAATGTTATATCTGAATTAGGTATTGGTATAGAACTAAACTTAGCTCTAACTGCACCTAACATTTCTTTTGCTAATGCTAATGTATATTTCTCAATCCATCTTCTACCGACGTGATTTATACTTGTATATGGTATTCTATCATACTTTGCGTTAGAATAATCAGATACTACTGATGTGGATACAACTGAATTATTTCGTTCTGATTCTAATACATAGTGGAAGTGAACTTGATAGCTATTAGTTGGTATAGGAAATATTCTAATTCTGTTATTTTGAATATCAAAACCATATTGAGATTTACGAACCATATCATTGAACTCAATGGCCTGTAATCTTAATAAATCATCATAAAGTGGTTGCATCATAAATGAAACACCTGGTGAGTAATTACCCCATCCAAACGTATCCATCATTTGTTGTGAACCTAATCCAGTTCCTACGAATGGGTCAAAGTATCTTACCATTGCCGGTGGTGCGTTATGTAACATTTTTTTAATTTCAAATTTATCAGTACCTGCAGTACCTTCTTCTAATGCAGTTACAGATGTATCTGTTAAATCATATACTTGTTGACCGGCCTTTGCTAAGAATGAGCCTGTGTAATATGTTACACTACCACCACTACCAACTTCAGTACCGTAATCTTTAGCTAAAGTTACTAAACCACCTAAATTAGCATTTAGTTGAGTTTGAGATAAATTTGAAGATGTAGAGTTTCCCTTAATATTAAGTAGATTTTCTCTAATATTAAATTGGTTAACCTGTGATGAGTATTCTGTAGTTGCTTCTTCGAAACAAGCATAGAAGTTTATATCCTGTAGTTCTATATCTACTATAGGATAACCTAATCGTTTTGCACACCAACCTGCTGTTTTATCAGCTGATGATGTGA